ATACTATCTCTGTCAGCAGCAAGCTGTTTAAAGCGAAGCTGCTGGATTACTACTACATCCGTCGCGCTGAATCCTCCATCGGCAAGGGTTCCCGCTTCCAGATGGTGAAAGCCTACTGGGGCAAGTCAACGCTCGTCAGCAGTAACGCCGCTGGCGGCTGGAACATCGCGGATATTCCCTCCACGTTCAGCAACGACAACCTGACCGGTAAATTCACTGAAACGCCTCTGGTTCTTACCAGCACCGGCGCGGATATCTCGATCACCATTCAGCTGGATGAAGCCATTCTTCCGGAAGGCAAAGCCTATGATCTCAATACGCTTACGCTGGTGGACGCTGACGGCAACGCCTTTGCCGTGCTATGCCTGCAGCAGGACACCGTATTCCGTGGTAAGGCCTACCGTCTTATCGTCACCATCGAACAGAAAACGGCGTAGCGCACATGAGCAGTAATGAAATTACCGATATCGGCGTTATGGCGGGGAAAGCGTATGGCACCGCGCCGCTATCAGCGGATATGCAGTACCTGGAGACCTACACCAGTTCCGCTTTAAACCGCAAGCTAAAGGGCATTGTGCGATCCGGATTTTACCTGGGGTTTGCGCCGGTTGCCGGTTCCGGGCTGAATATCGTCGTTACCTCAAAAGGGGCTGAAGGCGGTCAGGGCGCGGCCTCAATCGACGTAAACGCACATCAGATCACCGTGCAGCACCTAGCCGATCTGACGTTGCCGGTCATGGCGGGCAAAACTACCCGTATCGTGCTGGAAGCAAACTATAAGCTGGGCGTGAAGACAGATCAGGTAGATATCACCTCCACAGTTGAGGCCGCACGCGTCTTTGCGCAGGATATCTCAGTTGCGCTGACGCCGAACCAGCTGGAGCTTTGCCGCGTACTTGTGCCAACCGGCACCACGCAGGTTACGCAGGCGATGATCGTCACCAACTACCGTATCAACCGGCAGGTCGGTATCACGCTGGATTCGATTTACACCAGCGACGATGAGCTGATTGCGGCTAACCTTAAGGGGCTAAAAATCCTTAAAGGCATGATCGATAACAACATGGTCATTGCCAATAACGGCTCGGATATTCACGACAAAGCGATGTTCCGTAAAAACATCGAGCTGGATCAGCTGGTCAATGAGAAGCAGCTGGTCGCCAGTGAGAATCTGGCTGATCTGCCAGACGTGCCAGAGGCGCGGGAAAATCTCGGTCTCGGTACCGCCGCGCAGGCGGATCAGCAGAAAAACCCGCTGGATATGACGGCGGGTGCGCTGATGGCCGTGGGCGCATTTGGCCTGGGAGCGCCGTCGCTGGTACTGGACAGCAAAATCACCTTACTGGCTGACGTGTCTGTGACTGAGCAAAATGCCTTCTGGACACTGAGCGGCACCTTCAGTGACGGCCCGATTGATCTTGGCAAAACCACGCAGACGCTGCGTGGCCAGCTATTCAACATGCGACGGAAATATGATGCCGACGCGTCACTGCTGCAGCTGCTGGCGGCGCAGGGTGGCGTAATGTATCTGCGTGTGGCCGCTAAGGTTTCAGGCGACTGGGTGTGGTCCGGGCTGACAGTGGGTTCAGACCAAAACGGCTGGCGCAAGGTGATGGACAGCGCCAGCATGACACTGGCCGATCTGGTAAAGGCGGGCGCGGCAGCGGCAGGTGATAACAACGATATTACCAGTACCAGCAAGCTGACCAATATCAACACGCCGAAGCTGACGGTTTCAAAAAATCTCGACGTCGGTTCTCAAATCAGCGCCGGTTTCCGTATTGGTGTGATCCGGTCTGAGCCGTCAGTGCCTTCCATGACGTTTTTGCGGACCGATCAGCTGGATGATAAGCCTCCCGCATACGAAACAGACGTAATGCAGATTGTAGGCCGCGTGGCGGCAGTTAGTGGTGATGCCTGGAGCGGCAGGATTCTCGGTGGCATAACAACTACAAACATGCCGCATGGCGGCGGTAAAATTTCGATTGATGCGCGTGCATCAACAGGCGTTATTACGACGCGTCTGGTTCTCAACAGTGGAGATGGCTTAACCACGCTGCAGGGTGCTGGCGGGCTGACTATTACCGGTGGCGGCGGTCTGTCGTCTGATGGCGCGGCCCTGTTTACCGCTGACACTATTGCGCTGCAACTGAAGCCTAAAACTAAAGACAAAGCCTACTACCTGCGCGGGCGAAAGGCTGACAATACGCTGCACTGGTATATGGGCCAGTCTACGGACAACACCGATACCGTTACCTGGGGCAACTCTGTTACAAGTACGTGGCTTACCCTGGCGGGCGATGGCACTGCCGAAACCAACGTTTCGACAATGAACCTCCGCAATAATGCCACGGTCGGCGGCAACCTTACGGTAAACAGAGGCGCTGACTTTACCGGCCCGGTAAACGTGCTGGCGAAGGGGGCAACAGCGGTAGGCGATCTGACCAATGCCGCGCTGGTGGTAACGGGCAGCAGCAGTGATGGTACTCAGGGGATCACGGTTAACAGCTTTGCGCCTACAGTCACTTTCATCGATCGTGACGCAGAAGCAGCTGGCTTTCGCCTGAGAGGCGAGGGCAGTAGCCTGCGTCTCGATGTGGATAACCGGAATAATGGCGTAACGTGGAACCAGAATATCGCGCTCTTCAGCGATAAAGGACATCTGGCACTTGGCGGTAGCAGTGACAGCACCGGACGCATGCTGACGATTGGAAGCACAGCACCGGGCAAAGGTAATCTGACTGGAACGACTCAGATTGCTGCAATGGCTTATACCAATCTCGGTGCAGACGCGACAGTCCGTGGCATTGGTTTTGGTGTGGAAATGTCAGTAGGTGACGGAAGCAGTGGACAAAACTTGCCTGAAGTTGTCGAGTTCTGGGGTAACAGCACTGTTGTTAACGCCAACGCCACTGTAGGTCTAATGTCGTCTTTCCGCGTGTTTGACAAAGCCAATCTTAGCATTAAAGCGGCCTATGCATTTGAAGGGATGATGACGCAACGCGCAGGATTAAATCGGTGGAACCTGTATATGCAGGGAACGGCACCAAACTATCTGCGCGGTCAGACAATTATAGGCGGAGTGGATACTGCCCCTCCAGCCAGTTATATCGCGTTGTCGGTAAAAGGCGGACTGGAAGTAAGCGATTTATTTAGGTCTTTCAACGCTGCGGAGTTCAGAGGCCAGGTAAGCCTAATTTCAGCAACTCCGTATATCGACTTCAATTCATCAACTGCACAGATGAATGACTACGACGCCCGTATTCTGGTCGATACGACTAATGCGACTGCTTCGGGGCAGGCAACAATGAATATTGTTGCCGGTCATCTCAATATCAATGCAGCGTCGCATTTAGTTGGGTCACTTGTTGTTGATAAAGACGCGCACTTTGAGACTGACATTTTTATCCGAGGCCGACTGTTTACAGCAACACATATGAGCATCGGAAATATCGGAACAGGCGTTTTTGCTGACGATCACGGTTCCATAAATATTGGCGACGCCGATACAGGTTTATTATGTCCTGATGATGGAACTATGGATGTTTATACAAACAATGTTAAAACGGCCCGTTTTACCACGAACAAACTTTATGTATACGGAAAAGTAGTTCAAGAAGACCCGGATTTACGCATTCGTCCGACTGGTGGCAAAGGCATCGGAATGCTGCACCGGTTTGATGGCTCAAATTATTACATGCTGGTCACAAACCAGAATGATCCGGATGGGGCATTTAATACTCTAAGGCCGTTCAGCTTTAATGGCATCAATGGCGACGTCCTTATGAACCACAATGTCAACGTAGGTGGTAACTTCTCAGCAAATGGAAATATTAATGCTGGTGGCGACGTTGTTGGTGGACACTTTTCAGCACGTGGGAATGTCAGTGCTGCTGGCAATCTTTTTGCCGGTAATGTGGTGTATTCCGGTAATGGTCAGTCGGTCATGCATGCGGATGGCAATATCTATGGCCCGGTCTGGGGCGGATTCATCAATAACTACATCGCAGCACGATATGTTAGTGCCGTCAGATTTGCCGGTTTTAAACAAGCATCAACCTGGAACGGCCCCGGTATTACTGAAGAGAGCGGCTACGTTATAACGTCTGCCAGGAACGACAACCAGGACCAATATATCGACGTCGTGACGGCGCGTTGTGTTCAGTACTGTATTAACGGTGGCTGGTATACAGCAGGCTTTGCGTAAGGATGAACATGTTAAATTTTGGACCATTTAAAAAATATACACCGGATGTGCCGGTCGTTACTGAATCTTCCACTGATGAAGAAAAAGTTGAGGCCGCCAGACTACAGTCGCTCAATAACATGAATATCATTTTCGTCCGTTGCAAAAGCGGTCAGGACTGGTATGAATCGCAAAAACTGTATTCACCAGACACGATGAAAATTGTGTACGACGAAGCAGGTCGGGTAGTCAGCTTTGACACGGATGCTTCAAAACTGTGGCCGATCAACTGCTGGGTGGCAGAGGTGGCCGCTTCGGATATTCCAGACGGCATGGATAGATTAGGCGGATGGGTTTACCGTAATGGCAAAGTGGAGGCTTATAAACACTCTGCCGCAGAGCTGCAGGAAATGGCTGAGCGCACCAGAAGTTCACTGCTGGCAAAAGCGCGGGCCTTTATCAGTGACTGGCAGGCGGAGCTGGCGCTTGGCATCCTTCCGGATAACGACAAGTTGCAGCTGGTGGAGTGGATGGCCTACATCCGGCAGCTGAAAGAGACCGATATCGGCAACGTGCCGGAATCTGCTTGGCCTGCGCCACCAGCAGCAATCTAATCCCCCTCAAAACAGCGCCTCCAGGCGCTGTTTTTCTTTACCTCTCTAAATTACAGACTCCGTACCCTCACGCCACCTGATTACCAGGTGCTAAGGGGGGTATGTGACCGATGTAGAAAAAATGCTCGCGGTTTCGCTTCTCCTGTCTTTGCTAAGCGGCACAGGCGTATTCCTGCTGGGAGTGCGCGAATACCGGATCAAACCAAACGTATTCAATTTCACCACCGAGCTGGTGCTGGCGCTGATTACCGGACTGACGGCTTATTTTTTTGCGCGACAGCAAGGACTGGACGAAATCGTGATTTATCTCGCCGTGTTAGTTGCAAGCAACAACTGGCGTGAACTCTCAACTGTATTTAAAGAACGACTCATTGCGGCAATAAACGGCGTATTTGGGTCAAAAGGAGGCTCCGGCCAATGATTGATTACCAGAATCTGTTTATTACAGCGATGGCGGCGGCGATGGTATTTGATCGCTGCGCGATTGCCCGTAAAAAAGTGGCATTACTGAGTTGCGGTGTAGCTGTGGTACGTGACAACGCTCTGGCGTTCCCGGTCCGCTTTAATATTGCCTGCGCGGGTAAACTAGCGGGGGCAAAAATCGAGTACTGGCTGCGCGACAGTAACGATCCGACAGTGGTTATCTCCGGCAAGCAGCGCACGCTGGACCTCTCGCCTAAAGGTGTGAGTGAAGAGTTTCTGCTGATCGATACGCGTTATCTGGAGCCAGGTGAATGGTATCTGACAGTGCGTGTCACGCACGGTAACAGCCGTCTTAACCCTCTTTACCGTATTTTCCCGTTGCAGGATACCGTCACCAGAACCTATCAGTTGAGTAAGTCAGAGCAGGGGGAATACTGTGTCGAATCCTAAGACCTATGTCCTGCTGAGCTTTGACGAGCTCAACGAAAAAGGGCTGGCGAAGCTGAAAAAGGCGATCGCCACCAGCGGCTTTGAGGTAGCCAAAATCACCGCCGCCGGCGCAGCCCGTAAAAAGGATGGTGTACCCACTAAAACCTTCAGCCTCACCGGTATGGATGAGCAGGTCATGACCGTGCAGGTCAACGATAGCGGCGACATTTCCGGCCTGAAGCTGAACGGGAAAAACGTGCCATTTACCCACGTCACCACAATCCCCGATCTTGGCCACCAGCTGGCCGCGCTGTTTAAGAAAGGCTCGACGGCATTTCAGAAGGCGCTGGCGCGCAAGATGGCACGTGTCGCCGCCAGCAAGGACGACACACCGCAGCCAAAACGCGGCGTGAAATCGTCAGTTCAGCTGCTGGCCGAAGTGCGCCAGCAGCGTGACGCCTATAAAGCGGGTATCGCAGACACCCAGGCGAAGGCTGACCAGCTGACGCGGGATGCCGATGCGGCACAGAAAAACGCGGACAGCTTACAGACCGAGCTTAATCAGGAGCAGGCGATCACCCGCCAGCTGAAAGAGCAGATCGCCCAACTGGAAGAGGCAGCATGATGAATGAGATTTTAAGCAACCGTATGGTGCTGGACCTCCAGAGCCGCACACCGGGCGCAGTGCTGGCGCAGGCGGTTTATGACGGCCTGATGACCGGCAGCAGCGCGGATATGATGCTGGAAAGCGCCACTATCGACGATATAGATCACACCTACCTGGGAAATGAAAGTCTGGTGCCGGGTGCGATGTTTGAGGCGATCAGCACTGAGCGCATGCGTCTGGCGCAGACCATGCGTGCCTTTGTGAAAGCGTTAAACCGTGGCCTGAACGGGACCAATATTAGCGCCGGTACTGACGATGCCGGCGCTGATACTACCGGGCAAAAAACCGTGGGCGGCGCGGTGATTGGTAAGGTTCGCCGTGTGGCCAGCATACCGGTTATGAGTGCGCTGATTCCATTATCAGACGGGCAGAGCGTGTCGCTGGTGTTCCACTCTCCGACCGCTGACAACGGCAAGATCCGCAATCAGGATACGCTGGTGGCGTTTCAGTTCCTGATCAATAAGCGCGACGTGACACACATTGTGGCCCCCATCGGTGGACGGGATGTGTCGCTGCAGCAGGTCACTCAGGCGCTTTCCAACCTGATTGAGAAGAATAGCGGCAAGTTCACAAAGCAGAAGGATGCACAGACGAAGTTACGCGCAGAAGTGGAAACCACACAGGCCGAAACGGACAAGCTGGCAGATCAGCAGTCTGCACTGCTGGAAGTGGTGGATACACAGACCGCACGCGTGCAGATGCAGCAGGATAATGAGCAGACGCTGCGCGGCAAAGTCGCAGCCCAGCGCCAGATCAATGCCGACCTTACCGGCCAGCTGGCGGCGTTGCAGCAAGCGAAAGCCAGTGAGCCTGAAAACACGGACACTTTCAGCGACCGCACTATCCAGGTTAAAGCGCGGCTGAACATGGACGGGCAGGCGACTCTGAGCAATGGCGCGACCGTCCGCTATCACAGCTATGACCCGGACGGCGAGCTCGAAGGCAAGGTGATCATCACCGAAGCGGACGGGACCACGTTTGAAATGCCGTCCAAATCCAGCCAGGGCGGGGATATGGGTAAAGCGGCTACCAAACTGCTGAAGGCCTACCGCGCCGGCGCGGCGGATAAATACCGTGTCAGTGCTGAGCCAGTTTTGACGCAGGAGCCACAACCTGAACCGGCGCCGCAACCAGAGCCAGAGCCACAGCCAGAACCACAGCCACAGCCAGAGCCAGAACCACAACCTGTCGCACCCGCAGCCGTCTGGCGCTATGCGCTGGTAAACCGGCCAGTTGGTATCGGCGCGGTACCGCCAGAATATGCCTTCGTTGCAGACCAGCCAGCAGAAGGCCAGCCATACAGCGGCGTTGCGCGTAACGGCATCATTTCCTACGACCGTCCACTTACTGACAAAGAGATTGCTGACTTTGAGCTGAAGCTGATCCCGACGCATGCGGATCTCGATGCGCTGGCCATAACCGTGGCCGACAAGATGAGCGATTACGCCGCGCAGTATCTGGAAATGTCCGCAGAAGACCCGGACACCTACGCAAAACAGGTGCGCATGGTTGCCCGTAAAAACCTGACTGGCGTTGCCTACCCCGAAGGCGAAGACCTGACCTACTTCAATCAGGCCATTGACGCCAGATTGCAGATCCTTGCAGCAGATGAGCCAAAGCAGGAAGAGACAGACGTGACTGACGATCGTGAAAGCACTGACCCATTCTGGATAGCGGCGAAGCGCCTGGGCGATCTTGTAGGCTGGGCGTCTGACCTGGTAAATGCCTGGGCCGAAGCGCTGGGTTATGGCAGTGAGCAGATGAAGCAGGCGGCGGACTATGTGGAGGTTAATCAAAGCCCTGATTATCTGAAGGCTGTAGAAGCCGCGATGATCACCGGCAAGCGTATTCCGCTGGTGGAGGAACTAAGCACCTCTGAGCCAGAGCCAGCCCCGCAGCCAGAGCCACAACCAGAACCGCAGCCTGAGCCAGTGCCGGAAGCAGACACCCAGGCGCAGAAGGCGATTGATTACCTTCAGGGGCTGACTTCGCTCGATACCGACGATATGGACGTGATCCGTGCTGGCCGTACCCAGGTCCGTGAGGCCATTGCCGCACTGACGGCCGCGGGTGTATTCGATGAAAACGAATCGCTGGTCAATGACGCCGTGCAGCACCTTAGCGATCTGCTGGTGGCCGTGCAGCGTAACGGGGTGGCCGCATGACCTTAACCGCACTGCAAAAGCTGGATTTAGCCGACCAGCTGGACGAGCTGATTATCAAAGCCCCGACCGTTAAGGGGCTGGACCTTCTGGATCTCAATGACCAGATGGAGGCGATAATGCTCCAGCTGGGTTATGGCGCTGCGCCTGCACCCGCCACCAGCGAACCGGCACCTGCGCCGGTCACTGAGCCACAGCCGGAACCCGTGAAGGAAGATCAGCCCGTTCCCGAAGTGGTTACTGACTTTCTGGCCGGTAAATTCATCAGCCAGGCGCAACTGGATTTTGTTGAGACGCTGCGCCGTGTCGGTGACTACATCGGCGTTTATCTGGAGCTCGACGACGCGAGACAACAGACCGCCAGCTGGATAGCAGCCAGCGGCCTCGCTGCTTAAACATCAACCCCGTTTCGGCGGGGTTTTTTATTCCTGGGAACAAAATGCTTAACGAGAAATTACGAAATCTGCTGAGAGACGCTGGCAGCATATTTGCCCTGATCGGGCTGGTGGGCTCACTGCGTAAAGCACAGACCACAACGGGGCGATCGTCATATGTCGTTACCGGCAAAGGGCAGGAGGTAAAGACGGCGTTTAAGGTGGTGGATGCGCGCCACCTGATTATTTCTAACAACCTCGACGGCACAATAAACCCGCTTTTCCCGGCTGAGTTGCAGCCACGCGACCGCACGCGCCTGACCAGTAAAGTGCAGGTGTCCAAAATCGCGGGCAACCTCCGACCGGCAAAGCTGACTGATTCAGGCATGAGCAGCCACGGCGCGCCAATCGTGGGCGCAGATAACGTGGTTGAGTCGGGTAACGGGCGCTCAATGGGGATTACCCGTGCTTATGAGCAGGGGCAGGCCGACGAGTACCGCCAGTATCTGATTGAGCACGCAAAAGATTACGGCCTTAAAGCGTCGGATATCGCGCAGATGGATATGCCGGTACTGGTGCGTGAGCGCATTACCGACGTTGACCGTGCGCAGTTTGCGAAAGACTCCAACCTCTCCGATTTGCAGGAAATGGCGGCGAGTGAGAAGGCCTTTGTCGATGCCGAAATGCTCGATGAGCGTCTGATGGCCATCTTCAATCCGTCCGACGACGGTAACCTTCTGGCACGCTCAAATGACGGATTTATCCGGGCATTCATGAAAGAGATTGGCGACACAGCGACCGCAGGCCTGCTGACCGAAGACGGGCGCCCGACGAAGCAACTGATTGACCGTATGCAGAATGCGATCTTTGCCCGCGCCTACAAAGACGAGCGCCTGGTTAAGCTGGTATCCGAAGAGCCGGACCCGGAAATGCGCAACATTCTGACAGCGCTCAACACAGCGGCTAGCGAGTTTGCACAGATGCAGATGTTATCCGGAGACGTTCACCGGCAGGCCGTCACCGGGCTGGTGGATGGAGTGCAGTCGATTGATGGTCTCGATCAGCAGGCAATTGCTGCGTTGCAGGATGCTATCAAGCTGGTTCGCCAGGCTAAAGACAGCGGACAGGCCATACAGGAAGTACTGGCGCAGCAGGGATTATTTGAAGAATCCAGCAAAGAGGCCGAAGCGCTGGCGCTGTTTATTGTGGCAAACAACCGCAGCGCAAAACGTATCGGGGCCGCGTTTAAAAAGATGGCGCAGAAGATCAACGACGAGTTGTTACACCAACAGCAGGCGTTGGGGGATATGTTCGGTGGCGGTGAGCTGACGCTGAATGACGTGCTGACGGCGGTATCAGGAGAAATTGAGGAGGAATTTGGTGAAGGTAAGGGGTTAAGCTTTGCCATTTTCGAGTCTGTCAGCGCGAGGCAACGAACTAATTTTACTGGTTCATAATATGCGTCAGCTCAGACCTGAGCTGACGGTTTTCACTGGCTGCACATCATTAAATCTGACCGTCTGCTTTGAGCGAGAAGCGGACGTTGTTAATAGCATTCTGTGTGAATCAACAGGGAGCAGGTCTGGGGTGCCAAGTTTTTTTTTAAAGCTTAACAAGCGACTATTTTAAAATCACTAATGACGAAGCCTGCTGAGATGGGCCCAGTACATATCGGCCACTTGGTCGATTCGTTATCGCGTCGTTGTTTTAATTTACCGCTTACGCTTGCGACTGATTCTTAATTAATTAAGATAGTTAATGTTGTGTCATAGGTGAGCGGTTCTACCGCTCAGTGACAGAAGAATGTCTGACGGGATTGCCAGGCGTCTTCCTCGCAACGTCGAAAACTATATATCAGCACAATACGCTACCACCGCGTTTCGCACCTGTCCTCCTCCTCGGGGGATAGGTGTTTTTTATACTTACTACTTGAAAGTTAGCAACGTCAGCTTTTGGCACAAAGCGGACTGATGTCCGCTATGAGCGAATAGCACACTTTTTATAAAGACTTTTTCATAAAGATACGGCTTGTTCCTTCGGGTTTGCAGTCAATACGTCCGAATTCTTCCCAACCGTGCTTTTTGTAGAAGTCAGGGGCCTGAAAGCTAATTGTGTATAAAAATGCTGCGGTACAGCCCCTTCTTCTTCCTTCCTCCTCGAAGTGTAAAAGGATTTCTGTACCAATCCCTTTACTCCGCAATT